TGCCCGGTTTGAATGCATCAAACCTGAAAGCGTAGCAAACGGGTCTGTATGGTTCAACCCAAGTACACAATGAGCCGAACCTGTGCAATTCAGGGGGTGCCTCGTCATACTCGGGGCAGCTTTTGCGTTTACTCGGGTTACGATGGGGATTCGCAAGGGAAGCAACGCGCAAGCGACGGGCAAACATCCGAGTGGAAAGAGCGTATACTAAGAATCATACATAATTCATACACATGCTGCAGCCTTATAAACTGCGGCGGGGAGTGCCTCAAACACTCCCCAAACTCAAAAGCTCAACCTCAAAAGGGTTGGGCTTTTTTTGTGCCTTGCTCGAATGTACGAGATTCGTACGGTGAGCTGGGGAGCAAGACCGTGAAATCAGACAAGACATTAAAGCGCTACTACAATATAATCAATCGAAAATTTTTCAATAACGAGTTGCCAACCCGAGTCTGTGTGCGGTGGTTAAACGAAGACGAAGACGATATGCGTTTGGAAGACAAACTGTTTGGATTCGCAGACAAAGCGAACGACGGGTACCATAAGTATCAAATTGCGCTTAGTAAAAAGCTGTGTGGACCAGCGTCTAGCAGGATGACAACATTAGCTCACGAATGTATACATGTGTACCTCGATCTCAGGGACGATCATGGAGAGGCTTTCGAGCGGGCCAGACTGATGTTGAGTGACAGAGGAATTTTTCGTAAGGGGGCCTTGGTAAAGGGTCTCACAATTTTTTAACCCAAAACAATAGGAGACTCAGATGAGCGAAGTTGAAACAGTAGTGAAAGCAGTAGAAGCAGAAGTGACCAAAGTTGAAGGTGAAGTAGTTGCCGAGGTCAAGAAGATTGAAGCCGATGCGCGTTGCTTCCCTTGCGAATCCCCATCAGTGAAAGCGGAAGCAAAGAAACTGACGCAGGTTTTGTCTGCAGATGAGAAGTTGATGATTCGTGAAGTGGAGAACTCTTATCTTAAAGCCCAAATGGAAATACAAAGGCTGAGCCAAATCACGCAGAAAGCACAACAGGATTTTACCAAAATTGTTGAAGACCTTACACGCAGGTATTTGTTGAATCCAGCAGAGTGGCTCTTCGATAATGTTTCCTTAGAATTTAAAAAGAAATAAGGAGCCAGCAATGGCAGAAGACTCAGAAAAGCAGACCGAGGGAAAGCCGGAGGAAAAGAAAACTCCGGCTCAACCTTCTGAACAAATGATTCTACATCACGAATCTCATACTCCAGTAAAAGTGTTCAGGAACGAAAAGGGAAAATTCGTGCGTTCCCCCAAAACGATGCCCAAGACGGCAGACGTTACCCGGCTCATGCGCAATTTGCTGAACGCTCCCGTAACTGGGGAAAAGAGTTCTGAAAGTAGATTCAGGGAGATGTTCGACAACATAGTGTTGATCGCATCTACCTCCCCACACCAACCCGTTCTGGACAAACTAGGGCATCCTATAAGACTGGCTGACGGATCATACCTCACAGTGATGGACGCTAAGTGTGCCATGGCCTCAGTGCAGGCGTTCAAAGAGTTGACATTGCGTGCATATGGTGCTCCGTCCAAGAGCGAAGAAGAAATAGACGCTATGAAGACTCAGGGCGTGAAGGTTGTAGTTTTAACCGCGCCATCCGAGATGGTGAACAAACAGATTACCGAGGAGAAGCCTAAGCCAACGCTGAAGCCCTCGTTTATTGACGCAGAATTTACGGAGAACAAAGAGGGCATTGAAGCAGACAAAGAGTGGGCGCGAAAGCAGCCTCACAACTGCGGGTAAGGACTCAGGTTTATGGCAAAAAAAGTGGTGAAGGAAGAAAGTGCTCGTCCGGCGTACCTGAATGCAGACGGCACGCTAGAGATAAGCAAAATCTTCAAGCACCAGCCTAAGCAAACTGAGTTGCTGGAGATGAGGACAGTACAGGGCGCACCCTATGTGCGCGCTTTGGCTCCACAGTGCCTCAGTGTCGGCGGTATTCGTTCAGGAAAAACGGTTGGCGTGCTCATGTATATGGTTATGAACTACACGCTGGCCTATGAAGGCTGCGACATCCTCATACTTCGACGCACATTCAAGGAATTGGAATCGGGTGCAATCGCTGACTTCAAGACATTCGTTCCGAAAGAACTTTATTCGTATGACCAGACAAAACATGTCGCCACTTTTGTCAATGGTTCTAGAGTTGTTTTCGGGCATTGCCAAAACAACAAAATGCGGGACATCGAACAGTATCTTGGACAAGCCTATCCCGCTATCCTTGTTGACGAAGCCGGACAGTTTTCACCTGATGCATGGATGATGTTGTTTTCACGTAACACAGTGAATGCATCATGCAAACCCGATGCAAATGGCAACATGCCTCTATCAGTAATTTGGGGCTGCACCAACCCGCTTGGCCCATACTACGAGTACTACCGTACGGTGTTCGTTCAGAAAGAACCGTTCGATAAACCTGAAGGCGCACGCAAGGACGAAACCAACGGAACATGGTGGGTGCAGGAGAGCGGAAATTGGCATTGCGTTTATAACCCTGCCGATTACGCCTGTCAGCGTTCGACAGTAATGGACAACCCCGAACTGCTGAAACGCGACCCGAATATCATTGCACGTCTGAACAGCATGCCGAAGGCTAAGCGGGATAAACTCCTGCTAGGCTTGGACGGCGCGGTTGAAGGTCAGTACTTCGACTGTTTTGACCCATTCGAGCATGTCATCGACCTCCGCGAAGACCCAGAAGCAATTATCTGGCAATCTTGGCAACCCGTTTGGGGATCACAAGACTGGGGCGTTGGTCACGCCAATGCTGCTCATCTCTTCACAAAAGCTATGGTGCGCACTATGGGCTCAGAGTATAAGCTCAAGACAGTGTGTTTCAGAGAAATAGTTACGCAAGGGGGCAAGACGCACAAGGAATGGGCAAGTCTGTTCAAGAATATGTGCAAAATGCCCGGTGACTCTGAAAAAAGATTTGTAAAGCCTAAGGCTATTTTCTTCTCCCATGAAAAGTTTTCAAGACAGGTAACTACACACTCGCCTGCTGATGAATATTCTAAAGAACTTAGGGAATTGGGTCTTCCACCTGTTTCTAGAGCTAACCCTGACCGTGTTGGTGGTGCCTCGTTAATATATAATATGTTAAAAAACGGGGACTTGGTAATACTTGACACTTGCAAAGAAATTATTCTTTCCATACCAAGTTTGATGCGTGATCCCGACAACCTTGATGATGTATTAAAAGTAGACACCCGTAGTGACGACGTTTATGACAGCTTTAGGTACGGATTGTATGGAATATATTCAGCCCGTAATAAACCAGCAGAAGATGCCATTGACGATTACGGAAGAATTCTTGCTAAAACAGACCCTTTAGCAGCTCACTTTTATTTGCTAAAGATGGCGAGTGAGAGAGAAAAGCGCAGCTCAGTATTTGTGCAAAAAGAGATTCCAGTTTGGCAGGGAAAATGTGGTTTAGGATAAAATCTCCGAGTTTAGCGGCTCGGGGCTAGCGCGGGTGGTGCCGGCCACTAAGAGAATGGCCCTTCGGTATGGCCCGAACAGGCTGAGATGGAAGGGCAAGAAAAGGATAGGATCAGGATGCTAGAACACACGGAGACTTTCGGAGCACGTATACGCCAGTTCTTAAGAGAACTGTTTGGATCGAGATTGACAGAAAGGCTAGAACTTGATCTTCTCAATCTTCGTAACGACATGGAGAGACAACTGCACGACCGAGACGTTTTGGTAGCAACTCTTAGAGAAGAAAAGCAGCAGCTTATGTCAAAAGTTGCAAAATATGAGTTGGCGATCATGCCTCATAGTTCGCGTATGGGAGCTGAGGTTGCTGCGTATGTGAAGCCTGTCAAGCCGACTTTCAGTTTCAATGACATCGGGCCAACGAAGTCCAAGTGGGAACAGGTTCAAGCGGACCATGAAGCGCAGATGCGTAAGGAATTGGCAGAAGAAGAAGCACAGAAATCCCAGAGCTTAGCGGCTCAGGGCTAGCGCGGGAGGGGCCTTGATCCTCTCCCTGCGCGACCTATCAAGGAGGAAGCAATGCCGAGTGGAATATACAAAAGATCACCTAGACCTATAAGAATGGCTAAATGTCATCCCGATAGACGGCACTTTGGAAAAGGATTATGCTCTTCTTGTTACCAGAAGCAGTATTTTCATCCAAACCCAGAAGTGGACAAGCAAAGTAAAAGTAGATGGGACAAAAGTGAAGCAGGGGATAGATACCGCAAAGAATGGCGCATCAAAAAGTTATATGGTATAACGCTGGTAGAATACAATTCTATTCTCGCATCTCAAAATAACCTCTGCGCTTTGTGTAAGGAGCCTTTTATAGATGCTCAAAGACATCGGGGAGGTCCAGTTTTGGATCACGACCATACCACGAAAAAGAACAGAGCATTTATCCACAGAACCTGCAATGTAGTTCTGGGATACCTTGAGGATGATCCAAAAAGGTGTAGATTAGCAGCAGAGTATCTAGAAAAATATGCAAGTGAGGACCGTGATGGAGACAACTAAGGAAAAAGGAAAAACTGGAGAGTTGTGTCATGTCTCCATATGTCGCGTTGAGAACGGGTACAAGATCTCGTGCTCTTACGAACCTGAGGAAAAGTCCCTAAGCCAACGCGCGGGTTGGGTTCCGTGTATGCCTGGGGAATGCAAAGATTACGTAGAAAAAACAAAAAGTGCCGTTATAAAGCGGCTGGAAGAAATTCTGTAAACTAGGAGATTATAATGGCATTTCAATCGAAGGATGGGAAATCGTTCGGCAGCAAGTTCGTTGCAAAGCGCAGGGACGATGAGCACGCTAAGATGGGAAAAGACGTGATGGGAGCAACCAGCCCAGTAGAGAACAAGCCAGCCCCAGCAATGGAGCAGGAATCTTCCGAACAGGAACAGAAGCCAATGCAGGAAGACCCCAAGCAGGTTGCGATGGAGCATGGTCCGGCAACGGATGTGACAATTCATCACGATCACAAAAGTGGCAAGCACCATGTTGTTAGTCACCATGCAGATGGCCATATGCATATGTCTGATCACGCGAGCGCCAAAGAAGCGCACGACGCTGCTACGCAACTGTCAGGTGGAGACCAACAGCCTGTAGCAGGCGCTGCACCTGAGGCACCGGAAGCGGACGGATTTTCTGTCCCGAAATTAGCGTAAAGGAGATTTCAATGGCAACCGAAACTAAAGATGGAATGAAGAAATTTGGGTCTGCTTACGCTGCAAAGCGGTATGATTCTTACCATGCTGGCGCGCAACCGGGAGAGACCAATGAGAACGAGCACGCAGAACCCGTGCATCACGGGGAAGAGAAAGCAGAAAAAATAAACACTGCTGAAGCTTCTGATGCTTCTGGGGTAAAAGCTCCACACGAAGTGGTAGCAGAGCATGGCCCTGCGCACACCGTACGTATCTCGCATTCTGAGAATGGTCATAAGGTCACTTCAAGTCACGATGACGGCTTTGAGCACACTATGTCCCACGGGTCTGCTCGGGAAGCCCACGATAGCGCCAGTAAACTTGCATTAGAGGCTGGGGGAGAAGATCAGAACCGAGACGTTAAGAAGATGGATCACCCCGATCAACAGGGCGCAAAATCTGAGCAAGAAAATTGGGAAATGCCAGATTTGGCATAAGGAGTAATTATGCCTATAGGACTTAGTGCTCAAGAGAAACTAAAAACCATACCCGGACAAGAAACTCCTGCACGCATAAATGTGGGAGGTGTTACGCCCGAGCAAGAACAGATGGTGCAGAATACGATTGGGGACATTGCCCCCGGAGCACGCCCGAACTCACTGGCGTTTATGCCACACGATAAGTACAAGGACATGACAGACACAATAACGCGTACGGGAAAATTCCTTGGGCAGAACGTAGGGCGCGGGGGAGCCTCAGATGCTGAGAAGTTCGGGAGCACTGGGCATACTCATATTGGTCCAGCCCTCAGCGTGGTTCCTATGGGCAGGACTTGGATGGACGATGCATTGCTGAAAAACCCAGCAGAGTTAAGAGATGTACTCGGTCATGAACTGGGACACTACGCAGAGAAAGACGCCTCCTCTGAATCTGGCGCAGATGCAGTACGGGACCAAGTATATCGCCCGCGTGCCATTGCTCAAGAGCAGTTGACGCAGCAAGTTAGAGATTTACCCTTGCGTAAATTTGTATATGCCCCAAAGTTTTAGGAGCTTTTATGCCCGCCAGTGAGATCATGCACAAGTTTTACCACCATCAGAAAATGTCTAATGGCAAGATGATCAAGAATCTTGCGCAAGCAAAGGCTATCGCCAGTCAGTATGGTTCTGAAGGCGAAGAGAAGAAATCCAAGAAATTCACGTACGCAAAGAAGTAGACCCAGAGGATGCCGAGGCATTTTATGTCGGTCACGATTGAACGCAGTCGGAACGGATTGGTTTCTATAGAGGTCGGGCGTGAATTGCTACGTTTGATCTTCCCGCATTACCCGATGCTCGATGAGTGTCATCCGTTGCCCCAATGGGTGAAGGACAAATTGGCAGGTGGCTATGGAAAAACTTAGCACCGAAGAAAAAGTTCTCAAGGCTGCATGGCATGCCTTAATCGCCCTAGTCGGCATATACGAATTGAGAAACCATAGGACCAAAG